ACTGTCAGATGTTGCACTCAAAATGGCATTAGAGGTGGATCAGCGACTGTCCACTTCCCCATCTGGCACCAAGAAATAGAGGACATTTTAGTTCTCAAGAACAACAAAGGAACCGAAGACAATCGTGTCAGAAAACTCGACTACTCAATCCAAATCTCAAAACTCTTCTATGAAAGGTTTATCGAAGATAAGGAAATCACGCTTTTTTCTCCCCATAGTTGTCCTGACTTGTTTGAGAGTTTTGGGACCCCTGACTTTGATGAGTTATATTGCCGTTACGAACTGGATGAATCAATCCCCAAGCGAACAATCGGAGCTCAAGAACTGATTATGAATCTCCTTAAGGAGAGAGCAGAGACAGGTCGTATCTATATCATGAATATTGATCACTGTAATGAACACTCTTCCTTCAAGGACAAGGTAAGTATGAGTAATCTCTGTCAAGAGATCACTCTACCCACAGAACCTCTCCAACATATTGACTCTATAGATGGCGAGATTGCCCTCTGTATCTTGTCTGCAATCAATGTAGGTAAGTTGACTAAGTTGGAGGAGTTGGAAGACCTCTGTGACCTTTCTGTGAGGTCTCTAGAGGAGTTGATTGACTATCAAGATTATCCAGTAAGAGCAGCAGAGATTGCCACATTGGGTCGTAGATCCCTTGGAGTGGGTTATATTGGTCTTGCTCATTATCTTGCTAAGAATGGATGGAAATACGACTCACAGGAGGCCTGGGACGCAGTACATAAACTTACTGAGTCATTCCAGTATTATCTACTGAAAGCATCAAATGATATTGCTAAAGAGAAAGGTCCTTGTGCTGATTTTTCATCTACAAAATACTCTGATGGAATCCTACCGATTGATACATACAAAAGAGATGTAGATGAGATTACAAAGGTAGAACTGAAACATGATTGGGAAACTCTTAGGGGATCTATTCTTGAGTTCGGACTCAGGCACAGCACTCTGTCCGCACAAATGCCTTCGGAGAGCAGTTCCGTTGTGTCAAATGCCACAAATGGAATCGAACCACCTAGAGATTACCTGTCCATTAAAAAATCAAAGAAAGGACCTCTTAAGCAAGTTGTTCCGTCTTTTGGATCTTTGAAAAATAACTATACCCTACTATGGGATATGGAAGGTAATGATGGATACATCAAAGTAGTTGCAGTAATGCAGAAGTTCTTTGATCAGGCCATCAGTGGGAACTGGAGTTACAATCCAACTCACTATCCAGATAATGAAGTGCCTATTTCTGTTATGGCACAGGACTTTCTCGCCACATATAAGTATGGTTGGAAGACCTCATACTATCAGAATACTTATGACATGAAGAGTGATGATGTAGATGTTGAAGAAGCGAAACCACAATTAGAAAAACTATTCACCGAACTATCAGAGGAGCAAGAGTGTGACAGTTGCACCATCTAAAAAAGTAGAAAGAATGACTGTTTTTAACAAACAGCATGTAGACACTAAGACTCAACCAATGTTCTTTGGTGCTCCACTTGGAGTTCAAAGATATGATGAGTATAAGTATCCAGTGTTTGATAAACTAACAACTCAAATGCTAGGATATTTCTGGAGACCAGAGGAGGTGTCTCTACAAAAAGACCGAGCTGACTATCAATCACTAAGACCAGAACAGAAACACATCTTTACATCCAATCTAAAATACCAAATTCTTTTAGATTCTGTACAAGGTCGTGGTCCTGGCATGGCTTTTGCACCATATTGTGCCTTGCCTGAACTGGAAGGTGCTATGAATGTGTGGCAATTTATGGAGATGATACATTCTAGATCCTATACATATATTATCAAGAACGTGTATCCGAATCCATCAGAAGTCTTTGACACGATTCTAGATGATGAAAAGATTTTAAAGAGAGCAAACTCTGTAACAGCAGCCTACGACGACTTTATAAATGATGCCCACGAATGGGATCAGGGACGTATGTGGGAAAAAGATTGGAAGGATTCACCTTCATCACAATGGACAATTCATGAACTCAAAAGGAAACTCTATCGAGCAATCGCAAATGTCAATATCTTGGAAGGAATTAGGTTCTATGTCTCCTTCGCGTGCTCGTTTGCTTTTGGAGAACTTAAGCTTATGGAAGGATCGGCAAAGATCATCAGCCTTATCAGTAGGGATGAAAACCAACATCTAGTTCTCACTCAACAGATTCTTAAGAAGTGGGCAGATGGAGACGATCCAGAAATGCAACAGATCGCAAAGGAAGAGAGAAGTAATGTAATAGGCATGTTCAAAAATGCCGTTGAAGAAGAGAAGGAATGGGCAGAGTATCTGTTCAGTGGTGGTTCTATGATAGGTTTGAATGACAAACTACTCAATCAATATGTTGAGTGGATTGCTAACAAGAGAATGAAAGCTCTTGGTCTAGATCCAATCTATGATCAACCATTAAAGAACAATCCATTGCCTTGGACACAACACTGGATCTCATCTAAGGGATTACAAGTTGCACCACAGGAAACAGAGGTTGAATCCTACGTTGTTGGTGGTATCAAACAAGATATCAAGAAGAATCAGTTCAGCGGATTCAAACTGTAGACTAAATAATATAAAAGTAGTCCTGTAAAGAATGGCTAAGCAACAAATTGGTGTAGGTTCTGCCAGTAATGACGGAACAGGAGACACCCTGCGACAAGGAGCAGTAAAGGTAAACGCAAACTTTAGCGAGATATACTCGATATTTGGTGATGCGACTAATTTGGTAAGCTTCGCCAAGACTTCTGGTATCTCTAGTGACTCTAATAAGTTTGGTGGTCAGTTACCTTCTTACTATCAAAATGCAACTAACTTAACCTCTGGTTTACTTTCACCTGATCGTTTACCAGAGGTTGTTGTAGCAACTGCTTTTAGTGGTGGGTTGATAGGAAGTGTAACTGGTAATGTTACAGGTGATCTCACTGGTACTGCATCTACATCTGTCAATGCTTCTTTTGCATATGGTATATCTGGACAACCAGATATCTTAGCCAAGGATATAGTTGCAGTCAGTATTGCTTGCACCAACGTTATAGGTGATCTTACTGGGGCTGCAGCGTATGCTCAGACTGCTGGACTTGGGAACTATGCTTTCGTAGCGGGTCTTTCTACGGACTCTCAGAGATCAGTCTATTCTCAACTCGCTGGTGTATCTACTGTAGCTGGGTATGCAACCACCGCTGGTATCGCCACTCTTGCAGTCAACTCTCAAGGCCTGACTGGATCACCTGATATTGTTGTTGGTCTTGCTAGTGGAACGTTCAAGGGTGATGGATCTCAACTGACTGGAGTTGTTGCTGCATCTTCTGGTATCCTTATTAGGGATAACGGTACTCCTATTGGTATTGCTGCTAGTGTTAATTTTGGATATGGTTCTACAGTATCACCCCTATCTGCTGGTATTGTCACAGTAACCGCTGTTAACCAATACGATCAATTAGAAGTTTCTGGTGTCTCAACCTTTACTGGGGACATCAAACCAAATGGAAATATTACAGGTGATGGTAACACAGTCATAACTGGTGTAGCATCTGCTTATATCACTGATGTTCATGGTGGATTGATTGGAAATGTAATCACCGCAGCACAACCAAATATCACATCACTAGGCACTCTAACTTCATTGAATGTCAGTGGTGACGTAAGTATTGGTGGAACATTAACATACGAAGACGTAACTAATATTGATTCTGTCGGTCTTATCACCGCAAGATCTGGTATGGTCGCTACTGGTGTTGTAACTGCAACAACATTTAGTGGTCCTTTAGCTGGAAATGCAGACACTGCTACTTCTGCTGGCACTGCAACCACTGCCTCACGGTCAAATAACATTGCAGTTGTTGATGAATCTACAGATACAACATGTAGTGTATTGTTCGCTGGGGAATCATCAGGATATGTTGCTGCAAAAACAGGAACTAACTTACTATTTGATGCAGTACAGGGAACTTTACAACCCACAAATATAAATGCAACTGGTATTATCACGGCATCATCATTCAGTGGTAATGCAACGAGTGCCACCACTGCATCTACTGCTGATGTTGCAACAAAAGTTACCGTAACGGATCAATCTGGTGACACTTCATGTAATCTCTTGTTTGCTCAAGCAGCAACTGGTGATGTTACACCTCATACTGGAAGTAATCTTACATTCAATTCCAATACAGGTCAGTTATACGCCACCCAGTTCAATGGATCTGGAGCTGGTCTTTCTAATGTACCAGCAGCTGCTATTACTGGTCTTAATGTTGATGCTAGACCACTCTGCAAACAGACAATATATAGTACGGCCACAAGTTTTAGTGTGATTGGTTGGCAAAGTGGTTGGACAGCAGCTCCATTTTCTGTTAGTATTACTCCCACTCAAGCAAGTAGTAAGATTCTAATTGAAGGTGCTATGTTTGCAGACGCTTACCAATATGATTATGCTTTCTTATATGGTATTAGAAGAGCGATATCTGGTGGTGGTACAACTAATATTGTTCCAGCAAACAATGGTAATTATAGACAAGGATCAATGGCAGCTGTTGCACCGTATAGTAACCTTAACTATAGAATCGATCAAGTTACTTACTCCCCATATCTAGATTCACCAAATACTACTTCTACAGTTACATACACGTTCATTATTAGAAACCAAACTACATCATCTTATGATTACTATATCAATAGAGATAGCTTTGATGGGGATAACTCAACTAGTAGAAGAACTTGGAGTCGTATCACCGTAACGGAGGTAAAATCTTAATGGCAACTTACAATCACGAAGCTATTCGTGCAGCATATCCAGACAAAAATTTATTAATTCAAGATGATATTGGTATATTTGATAGGGATATTAGTGACACTACACCGTTTGAAATAGATCAAGCGTTAGTAGATGCAGCTGCAGTCACAACAGATAAAGAAAAACAGAATGCTTACCATAAATTTATGCGTGAACAAGAGTTCCGTGAGGTCACAGACCCAATGTATTTCAAAGTGCAAAGAGGCGAGATAACACAGGCAGACTACGATGCGAAAGTCGAAGAGATCAGGACAAAGTATCCTTATATATAATAAGGTTATAATATTTTACCATGCCAGAATCTGTTAAAACTTCCCCTAAGAAAGAAGAAGAGAAACCGAAAGGCGTTCTCGAAAAAATAAAAGACAAAATCTTACCCGATGAAGATGAGCAGGCTGCTATCATTAGTACATTTGTTCGTCTTGGCGTGTTGGTTTGGAGCGGCGGAATTTTGACTTTAAATTATGTGGCCATTCCAGGCGTTCCTCAACAGAAAATTGATCCGACATTTATAGCATCAGTTTTTACAGGCGTGCTAGCGAGCTTTGGCATCCAGACCGCATCTAAGAAAGGTGACGGTACTATGAAGATGAATGGTAACGGTACTGCTAATGGTGGTGGCAGTGGAGTAACTAAGGCAGATATGGAAAAACTTATTGCTGCGGCATCACAAACTGCACCAGCACAAGTCATCCGTGTCGAACAAGCACCTTTAAAAATAACTACCGAAACTGATCCTAAAAAGTATGAGATGTAATTATGTTTCAAAAAATCGTAAATGGAATCGCTATTGCTAGTGGTGTTGTATCTATCGCCGTCGTGGGTACTGCTGGGTATCTATATGTTAATAAGGATGCAATCATCGAAGATGTTAAAGGCAAAGTAATGGAATCTGTTCTCCCTGCTGGACTTGGTGGTGGAGCATTAGGGGGAATCGGAGGTGCTCTTGGCGGAATGTCAGCAGATGCACCAGACAAAGGTGGTGACTCTACTCCATTACCTTCATTAAGACCAGATATGCCTATCAATCCATTTTAGTCTCAACTGAGACTAAATAGTTGTTTATAGTCACGCAAGGGGAGTAACCTTGATGGACCAAGAACAAGAACTTTGGTTTGCTTTTGACCTAGAATATAGGTCTGTAAAGCAAATCTACCAATCATTGTGTTTCCATTTAGAAAAATGGCCTGGAAACAATGCTGATCCATATGAACAAGAACGTTTAAGAGATTTAAAAAGTAATTTCTATAAACTAATGCTTGAAAAGCAGTACATTTATTGTGATAGTGAGTAATTATGAACATCAGAACATGCCCACGGTGCGAAGCTAAATGGATAGATGAACAATTATATTGGTCAACTGGTAAACAGGGATGTCCTCATGATCTTGCAGGGTTAGTTTGTAACACGCAAGACTTTGAGGAGTGTATTAACCCATGTAAAGGTTCTACTAGTGGACAAACATGGGCACAACGTAGAGCTTTCCTAGATACATTAGGTGACTTCGGTTTACCTAAAGATGATGATACCCCATACCACTAATGGACTTACAAAAAATGGCTACCTATGGAACCGCAGCAGCAGTTGTAGGAACTGGTGCAGTGGTAGGTGGAGGTCAACTTATTGATCAACAGATGGGTGGTCCTGCAAAGAGACAGGAAGTACAACTGCAACAAATTAGAGAAGTGGTTAGAGAAGAAGTTCGTTCTGCTTTGATTGAAGCATGGCCTACTCAATCTGGACAAGTTAAGGGATTGAAATTGGTGATTCCTAATGCCAAATAATCAGATCCCACAGATCTTTATTAATGGGAGTGGATTGAGATTTATCCAACCCATAGACACAGGCACACTTACTATTGCAAATATTCCTAGACCTTGGATGGCGACCCCTCCACAGGCAGTTCCTTACACTCCACCTGTAACTGTCAATATAGGAGTGCCTGTCGTAGATATGCCAGGATGTGTCAAGGTAAATAAAGAAAACGCTAAGAGAGATCCATCCAGAAATAAAAATTTGGTCAATGATGACCCTAAAGGTAATGTAGTATTATGTGATGGTGGTATGCCATACTATGAACCACCTGACTATCAGGCAAATGAACTAACATGGACTACAGTATACGGCGAACCAGAGGAAGTTACAGGTGGTGTCGATACAGGTGATCCACCTCCACCACCAGAGTCCAATACTAGTAGACCAAATACTCCAGAAGATTATAAAGATCCTGAGTGCCCTGGTCCTAATCAACTTAGAGTGGGTGATGTAACTTCGTCAGGAGACGAGAGGGTGACTGGACATCAGTTGATAACTGATCCAAATAATCCTAAACAGAAAATATGTGAGACGTTGTATGAACCTACTACAACTCTTGAGAAATTTTTGCCAAGTACAAATCAGGTAAGTACAACAGCATCAATCGCAATAGTGGCTACTGCAGCGGCAGCTGCAACACCTCTACTACTGAGAGTTGTCAAACCCTTAGTCAAACAGGTTATCAAGAGAGTTCAGAAAGCATTAGGTAAGAAAGAGAATAAACTCTCTGCAGCCGAGATAAGAACTAATAAGTATAGAAAACAAAAAGGATTACCAGAACTAAGGTTTGGTGATCGAAAGAATATGATAAAGGACTTAAAGAAGTCTAGTAAGTAAAAGTTATATTACCAGAGACAATCAACCTTTGTTCATCAGTTGGTATGGTTTCATGCCATAACCATGAAGGGAAACAAATTATATCACCACTACTCTGACCATCAGGAACTAATGTGTTCCCTTTGGTGTCAGTAAAACGAAAGCACTTTTGATCTGGCACATCTACGAAGTGAACCCAAGATATATCTGAGGGAATGTGATTATGTTCCCCTATATTATTACCCTGATCATATAGTTGTGACCAGAATGTATATGTGTATGCCATTTTGTTGAAAGCACCTACACTCTTCACGATATCTTCTACAATAATATCGTATCTTTCATTTAAAAATCTATCTGGTGCCTGATCTTCATACTCTTGATTGATCCAGTAAGAACTTTTATGATTGTCAATCAATTCTATCTCTGACAGTCGGGATTTTAATTTGTTTATTATACTATCAGAGAGTTGAACATTATCATGAGACCAGTATGGCGGTCTAAACATTAATCTTTAGTGTCTCCGATAGAGAATGTTCCTAGAACATTTGCGTCATTACTTGTCTTTTCTTCTTTCCAATTTGGTGCAGGCATATCATGTGTGTGAGGAAGTAATTGACCGCCAGGATTTGTAACTACTACATCAGCACATACTGAATAGTAGGGTGATTTGGGGTGGAAAAATATGCCACTCTTTTTCAATTCGCCACAATTCTTCAGTCTCGCTAGTTCAAAATCTAATCTCTTGTTAGCAATCAGTTGAGTCTGCATATTGTTTTGTAGTTGTGCTGCCTCCATACATTGCTTTTGTAGTTTTCTATTCAATGGTATGGATAGGGTGGCAGACAAACCAAGATTCAATGACTGGTTTGCTGTCATGTCAGTACGAACAGGTTTCTCCCAGACCACTTGGCCAGGATTGTCTGGTATGCCGTCTGGACCATCTACGTCTACTGTTATCTCCATGTCTTCCCCATCAGGGAACCATCTAGTTCCATCTGCTTTAGTCCTTGTGTCATACCATGACTCCCAAGGATAGTTCTTTACAGTAACAGTTTGTTGTGTGGTACGACCAGTGAAGTCAGTAGTATTATACTGAGGTTCCATTACTACATCTCTCCACGGATCTTTTCTACTGTCCGCAAATTGTAAGTAGGGTGTGAAGTTAACAGTAGCACCTTGACATTGCACGCCACCACCGTAAGTATTAGTTATATACGGTCCCTGTAGCACCTGTATAGCTTGATTTGTGACACTGCCCGAGCTGTTCGCGATTGGATTTGCTGTAGCTGATACCCCTCCAACATTCTCTGCTAATGCCGCCGTCGGAGAGATAATTGATAGTACTAATGTACTTATTGCGTAAACGTTGAAGTTGTGTCGGTCACGCTTTCTATGGTGGTGACTCTCTGTATTATTGTCTGATTGGTCATGCCAGGCCCTTGGTAGCTCTGTGTAAATTGGAAAGCTCCGCCTGGATTTGTTATTGTAAAGCTGCTTGGGTTGGAGAAGTCTAAGGAGTCGAAGGAACTTGTTACTGTTCCTGTCACCACTGCTCCTCCTGTTGCACCCGCTGAACTGCTCGGTGTCACATTCACCGTTGATGTATTCACTGGTGGGTTGAGGGCTTCTCCATTGTTGGAGACCCCTGTGCCCGTCACGCTGTACTCCCATCCTGTCCTCATATCGATTGAATTTATGGTCTCGGTCACTGTCGAAGTCGTTTCGGTCCGAGATGTCATGCTGCCCTGTTGGAAATTAGGGACCACAGGCACAGCCTTCGCAGTCCTCACATTCGCAAGGGCAAGTGCAACCACAAATGTCGCAAGAAGTTTCTTCATTAGTCATGTTCAATCTATCGAAATTTCTGAAACGAATTGGCCAGTAGCACTAGTGCCTGCGCCTCCAGCTGTTAGCGTCATAACGCCCGCTGAGGTAATCGTGCCAGCAAGACTGCCTGCCACGCCGCCACTTTGTGTTACTACACTACCATATGCAGGCATGTCAGCAACAATACCAGCAGATACGTCAACACCAGTTCCTATTGGATTTACTGCATCGCCTAGAATAAATGATTCTGTTAGGCTGAAGGCACTGCCAGCAGTAGTAACTGAGTAAGAACCTTGAGTCTGACTAGCCGCCGCAGTTGTAATTGTATCTCCAGCTGACTTGGTGAGTCCACCCATAGTACCAGCGGTGATATTGTTACCGCTTACGCTATAAGTTGAGCCAATTCTTGTAGCCTGAGTCGCTGCGCCGTCAACACTGAGTTGGGTACTCGTAGTCAATCTGTGAATCAAATCGGCCCTCGCTGCCATGGGAGCCGCCATCAAAAGCATAATTATAGGTAAAAATCTTTTCATGTTGATTTCCCACTACTTAGTCTGCCTGTATTTATACGGAAAAAAATTATATAATTTGTTACTAATAATCTTCAAAAGTTATCTGATATGTGTTTAAGTCAATGATGGCACGAGCTAATCGTTGACCAGTGCCTTCTCGGTCAACACTTGTAACAACTTTGGGTATACTTTCTTTGTAATTTGTAAAGGATTGAGCGTATCCTACATTAATAAATCCGAATCCAGGCACGTTAGGTGTGTCTCTTTCTAATGACATGCTTCCACCTTGATATGAAGAAGCTCTTACTACTACTGGGTTTGTGCCAACTTCTGCATACCACATACCTCTGAAATCTAATTCTATTACATTGTTTGCAACTCCGCCTGGCACGGTTTTGATTGCATTTATGTCAATGTATATGCCTTCATACCCCTCTGTGTCTTGGGTATTGTCTCCACCCCATTTCATATATGTAACTGAACCACCACCATCTACAATCTGAGGTAGTTTATCAGTTCCTACTATTTGACCAGCTAATTGAGTAGGGCGAATGAACTCACATCTGAGGTCAAAGTCCTTACCATCAGTCCAGTGCCAGTAGAACTGTAATAAATTTGAGTAAAATACTGGAGGATCAAACTGAGCTCCCCTTGACTTTCCAATTCCAAATGCTAATGGCATAATCTTAACTAGGGATAATAAATGTGCCTTTCATACCACCATGAATGGTGCATTGATATTCATATGCTCCAGGCGCAGTGTGCGGTATGATGAATACTTGTTCTCCATTCTGAGATCCACTAACATATGTTCCTACACCTGTTGATGTGCCTTGGAATTGAATACGGAATGGGTGTGAAGACCCAGTGGTGTTGTTGAAGATATAGGTCATTCCTCTCTGTAGATATAGAGTAGGATTTGACATGTTATTAAGGATGCCAGGACCTGCAAACCAGTATGAAGAAGCACCGTTTGATCCCACAGTATATCTTATTGCAAATGATCTATCAGTTCCATTACCAGTGGTAAGATCGGTGACAAAACTACCAGCAGTACAGATACCAGATACATCTAGAGTAGTTGCAGTAAGGTTTGCAGGGACAGATCCTCCAGAAGCTTCAAAATTAAGTTTACCAGAAGTGTCATTATAAGTTACTGTGATGTTGGTTTCAGTTCCACCATCAACCATACCACCTACGATGTCTTGAACTTCCTCAGTGGAAAGTTGTGTGTTTGCAGCGGTGACTGTGACCACACCAGCTGATGCTGGAGAAACAGATAAGGCATCGCCAAAGTTAATTGTTCCAGCAGTTCCAATAAGAGAGTTGGTGTCCTTAATTACAATACCAGAACCAGTACCAGTAACTCCTGTGAGTCCTGATCCATCACCAACAAATGAAGATGCAGTAACAACTCCTGTGACTGTGGTGTTAGTCTGGATAGCAACTTGACCAGCTTTTAAATTTAGGTCACCATTACTTTCTATAGTTGGATCACCACTCGCTCCAACTATATTCAGGTCCTTTACACCAAATGATTTGTCTGCCATTTCGCTAGTCTTTTGTAGTATTTATTAGGAGAATTTTATCTCAACTCCACCACTAAACTTTAAGTTTGGTGAGTTTGTGATTCTAATCTCAGGTTTCTTTGGTTCAGTAGGTGAACCAGTAGGAGCATCCCATATTACAACAGGTCCTTGACCATACATCTGGACGGAATACATATCCTCCCATGCAGCTGTTGTCGATGTGAATCCTGTTATGTTATCACCATAGTAAAATCTGTCAGGAGATTGAGCACCACAACTGTTATTTAACCAGTTTCTTACATCAGTGTAAGTCCAATCTCTATTATATTGTAGTTTGGTAGTGATCCATCCAGCACATGTAGGACATCCAGAACTAGTGCCACCAAAATCAATATCATACGGAGTTAAAGTCAACCCACTATATGTTTCTGGGTGTGGATATGTAAGAGATGACGCTCTACCATCTGCTGTCATTGTGTCATCAGCAGCACCATAACAATCAATACCTGTTCCCATGTCACTATAGGAAACTTTCTTTTCTTTATAGTCTGTGGTGTTACCACCCAGTCCACCACTTACAATTTGATCATCTAACGCACCAATATTGATAGCAGCATACTCAGTTCCAGCAGTAGATAAACCAGATGTAGTTTTACCTAATGACTGTGGCCACCCTCTTCTATTGATAGTGTTATAACATTGTAAACCAAATTCAAAATGAGTGCTCGCTGATAGAGGAGAATCATTTCCTTGAGCAGCTGTAGCCCAATAGTTGTCAAAATCAAGATCGCCAGGCCTTACCTGAGTTTGATTACTATTACCAGCAGCACAGACGAAGATCACTCCAGCGTCAGACAGTTCTTTACCAGATGCGGTTACAGAACTATCTACCATCTCTCCTTTCATTCTACTACCATCACCATATGCACCTAGTAAATCAATGAATTCTGGTTCACTACCACTTGTATATGATGTGCCAGGCACTAATCCATCTATAGATGATGGTCTATACCAGTAGAATCCACCATCATGAATGGCATCGTCCCTATATCCCCAACTATTACTTGACAGTGTTGGGTTTTTAGTATCATTTTGTTTGCCAGTAACAGCAGAATGTCTATCATAGTTTGGTTTATATAAGTGGAAGAGTTTTTGTATATCAAATTGACTACCATTGATTCCAGCATTGGAACCACCAATACCATTTAACACCCACTTGTTACAGTTGTATGCAGATCCATAATTTTTACCAAATACTTGACCAGCACATTGAGTTCCGTGGTCAGATCCGTTGGTTGGTTTCTGTGTATTACTTCCATTGCAACTTTGTCTACTGTAGAAAGCACTGAAACCACTAGTAGTACCAATGGTAGAGAATCCTACTGATCTCTGACTTGAATCAGACCACCATGCTCTTGCTACAGACTCTACTGGGACTGTTGTACCATCCCAACGTTGAGTCAATCTATTGCCTGGATCTGCATTGAACCAGTCTGGGTCAATATAATATGGACCATCAAGAAGTACATCTAGGACACCACATGTGCCTGGTGTTGTAGATATACCACTCCATGTCAATGCGTTTCCTGTTGAGTATCCTACAGGATCATCATCAGTTGTTACAAATTCTGGGTGTGCAATCCAGAAACCATCATCAGACACGATTGCATCTACACCAGTGCCATCGCCTAATTGTTTTGTCTCTGTCTCTATAATAATATGATCAGATTGAGTTAGTCCAGTGGATGTTGCATCCCAAGGATTCTCTTTCTGTGTGTGTCTTAGTATCTGATATCCAGTTCTGTTCTTATCTGATGCACCTATACCAGCCTGAGATGTAGGTGGTCTAGTGCCTGTCGGTGAAGTATTCCATGCTCTGTAGTTGGATACCGACCCTGTTCCTCTACCAAACTTTTGTATACTAGCAACAATATCTTTTGGATCGGGAGCGTAGTTGCCTGGGTAAGCGTCATAATCAATACAGACAAACTCTACCCTCTCATGTTTTCTTAGGTCTTCTGCTTCCGCATCAGTCAACATGTAGGTTGCTCTGGTATCACTATGTTCCTTTTTATCGGGACACACTATTGATGGATCTGGAATATTATCTTCCAGTGAACCATCTTTTTCTAGTTCTTCATGAATGAATACCCAGTCATCTTTGGTATAACATTTGATAGAGTATGCCTTCTTGTCGTTAGCTCCAGTTGGTTTGACAGCTAACCCTGTCCTATCAAGAGTGTTCGTACTAGTGTGAATCATAAGTTCTCAATGTAAGTCTTGACAAATCTGTATGTAGATAATCCAGATATCCCTGCCTCTGGAGTGACTTTAACTAAAACGTTGTTGCCACTTACTGTTGAAGCAACTGATACCTGTTGTTCTGGGGAGAACATAATAGCATACTCTTGTGAGAATGCTGTGGTTCCATCGTGCATCACGAGAAGTTTTTGTGATTGTCTGAATGTTCCTAGACCGATCATCAATGTGTACTCTGCACCAGAGTAACTGAGTTTAGAGAATGAATCTATCTGTTGTTCCACACCAGCAGATGCAGTGTATGTTCCTACACCAGTTGTGGAAATAGAACCACCTCCACCAGTACCAGCAGTGACTGTGATAGTTGCGTTTGAACCAGTTGCAGTTGCACTTACGGTAGATCCAACGAAGTCAATCGAAGTAATCCCTGATGCAACTTGAGTTCCCTCTTCTTTGATTATGATTCCAGAACCAGTTCCACCTGTAGGTGCGGCTGGTGCCCACTCTGATCCACTCCATGTCAATACATCACTACTATTTGGAGATGCACTGGAAACATTAGATAAGTTACCTAAGTTTTGTCCACCTAGACCTGTTAGATATCCAGCAAGTGCATGGTTGCCCCATGAGTATGCAGTCTCATACTGTGTGATATCCAGTTGAGTTATTTGATTTCCACCAACAGAAATGAATGATGAGGCAGCGAAAGATGTACCTGTAACAACTCCAACTCTGTAGTTGTCAGTTCCAGTTCCTACTGTGCCATCTGCCTCTCTGTTGACTAATTCTTTCCATCCAGCGTGTGCAAAATATAATCTACCAGTGTCATGGGAGTGAGCAACTGCACCATGATAGGTAGATGATGATGGGAAGTCACTGTAATTGTCGTAGTAGAATGGTATTACGTTATCTGTTTGAATACCAACGATTCTGGTAGTAAAGACAGATCCACCACCGCCACCACCTGATGTGGTGACTGTTACAACACCAGCAGATGCTGGGGAAACACTGAAACCAGTTCCGAAGTTTACAGTTCCAATAGTTCCTACGAGTGTGCCACCTTCTCTAATGATGATACCACTACCAGATGCAGTAATACCTGTAAGACCAGAACCATCTCCAACGAATACTGCACCAGTAACAATACCAGTACAGTTGATGTTAGCAACTAAGATGTCTGGTTTACCCTCTAGTCCTTGTGAAAGAGAGGCGATACCAGCAGATGCTGCGTATGCAACAGAAATATTACTTAAACCAGAACCATCACCTGTAAATGATATTCCAGTTACAACACCAACTCTATAGTTTTCAGTTCCAGTTCCAACTGATTGATCTTGATTCTTGTTGACTAGTTCATTCCAACCAGCGTGTGCATAGTATGCCTTACCTGTTTCGTGAACGTGAGCAAACTGACCATGATATGTGGATGATGATGGTAGAGATGCGTAGGTTGACCATAAGAATGGTAGTAAGTTATCTGTGGCAGTACCATCTAAACGACCAGAAAGTTTAAGATTGCCTACAACCTTCAGTTTATATGACTCTGTATTAGTAGTTCCAAGACCAACGTTACTGAGAGTGTGAATACCAGTGGAGTTTGATCTCCAAATACTATCTGTTGATGGTAAGTTTGTAAGTTCAGATCCATCACCAGCAAACTTAGATGCAGTTACAACACCCACAGTGAAGTAGTTACCTAGATGATCACCGTGAAGTATCTGTCTCCAACCATTGTAACCACCCATTGTGGTTCCACTGGAAACGTATGCAGTCTTAGTATTATTTGCCCATGCAAACATACCTCTCCAAGAGGTTGCTTGAGGTAGATCACCTGTTGCGTCAAAGTCGAAACGCATCTTACTACCTTGGCCTGGGAAGGTTACAATTCCAAGACCATTGACATTATCAACAACTATTGATGGAGTTCCTGTTAAATTCTGTGCGACTGAGGCGATACCAGCTGTGTGTGCATACCCTGCCATGGTTGCAAACCCTGTGTTACCAGTGTATGTTGCAACACCAGCCACCTTTGCATACTCGGCTACTCCTGAGTTAGTTGAAACTCCAGATGCAGATGCGTATGTTACGATACCAGCGACTGAGGCGAAGTTTGCAGTCAGTGCCAGTGTTGCCGTGTCAGCAAACCCAGCAGTTCCTGATGTAGTAGATACTCCAGCAACGTTTGAGTAACCAGATGTGGTAGAGAATCCAGAAGTAAATGCAAATCCTACTGTGTCAGCAGCAGAAACTGTGACATTACCACCAAATACTTGTGTAATATCTAAGTTTCTATCGAAGTTAAGACTCTGTGCAACACCAACTAGAACACCACTATCTTTAATGACAACACCAGAACCTGTTGCAGTCACACCTGTAAGACCAGAACCATCTCCAACGAATGTTCCAGTTGTAATACCTGTTAATTGAACGTTACCTGATACAAACAAAGCAGCACTAGGATCGGTTGTGCCGATACCTACGTTCTTACTTGTGTATATTCCAGAGTTCCCTGCCTTCGTCCAAGTACCAGCACTGCCTGCGTTGACACTAAGGTTGTTACCGTCACCAAACGTGGTATAAATCTCTGTAAAGTTTTGATTTACTTTGGTTGCACCCAAGGCAAGGGAATCTCCCAGACCATCATTCGGTGTGAATCCAGTAAATATTCCCTGACGAGCCATTTAGCTAAAATTATAGAGTCCCTGTCTTCTATTTATTGATATAATAAATACGTTATGATAGCTATACTGTATCCTTTCAAAATGGACAAACTTTCTGAAGCCTATTCTGCAATTTATGAAGCGCCTTTACATCCTAATCTACAAAAGAATGAGGATAATATAAAGAAAAAGAACGAGGCACTGGCTGCTAAGAACAAACAAAGAGATGCAGACAGAGCAAAGTCAGCTGCTGAGTTTCAAGCACATAAAAAAGATGTGATGTCAAAAGGAGGTCGTCCTGTTGACGCTTTAGACTCTTGGCAACAAAAGAAATTGAAGAAGGAAGGTAAGTATAGAGCCGAGTGGGAGACACTTAAACTTCTAGAGAAAGAAGATTACAGAGAGACATTCGATACTTGGTTAACAGGTCTTGCAGAAGAAGGATATGATATAGACAGATGGACTGATGAAGAATTAGTAGAAGCATTTATCAATGAGAATGATCTTTGGGGTGCTAGTGATATGGTTATGGAGGCTCTTCTAGAAGAAGAGTCAGAAGAATTAAACGAAGTTAAAGATAAGAAAGGTAAGGGTAGTGGTACAAAGGATGCCTGTTATCATAAGGTAAAAGCACGTTATGATGTATGGCCAAGTGCATATGCGTCTGGAGCATTATCCAAGTGCAGAAAGAAGGGTGCAAAGAACTGGGGTAACAGTTCTAAGAAAGAAGAAGTTGATTATAGTATTGATGAAATCTATCAAGGAAAGCACGGTCAGACTGAGAAACAGTATCAGGACAGCAGATCTAATGCTGGTAAGATGATCTCTGGTGATTCTAAGATGAGTGGTGCTAAGTACACTCATGGTAGAAGAGTGAGTGATGGTGGTGCTGGTCCTCAACCTGCTGGTGGTTCTAAGAAACCAGAAGCACAGGGTAGAATGGACAGCGGCAGTCGCACTGATCTAACATTCCGTAAGGTAGCACTGAAGAAGAAAGAAGCAGAGAAGAAAGAATCAATGAAAAATGAAGAGTTTGTTGATGAAGGCCTTGGTGCAGTAGTATCAGGACTAGGTAAAGCTGCTGTAAGAACAGGGATCAAGGTAGGTGGAAAGACAGGTGGTAAGATAGTCCAAGGCGCTATCAAACACGGTGGGCAGGAACTGAAGAACCAAGCAATAAATGCTGCTGGAGAAGCTGCTGCCGCTGCTGTAAGAAAAGGTGGTGAGAAGGTAAGAAAAAAGATACCACAGGATGATACCAATGTCAATGAAATGGCTATGGCTAACCCAATCAGTCAATCAAATCAAAGACAGGCACTACAAAAAGCGAAACAAACACAACTCGCAAAAAGAGCATTGGTTAACAAGTTAATCAAAAAAGACAACAAACAAGATACAAAGTTACAACAAAAGGTAGCACAAATTCAAATGAGTAGTTTCTCTAATTGGAGAGATGAACTATCCTCACTCGATGAGAATAGAATGACTGCTTACAATGCTGGTGCTGGTGAAGGTAATGAAGACAGAGGTATAAGTAAGAAAGTTGCAGATAAGTTGGGTAGAAGTAATGATGAATCAATGTTTAAGATGAGAAAGACAGGAGGAAAGACAAACAGATCCTACGAAAAGATGATAAGAAAGTCTATTCCTAGTGACAAACCAAACAGAAACAAAACTGGTAGAGGTACACCTCAAAACTATCGTAAAGGTTATGAAGATCCAGAGATGGGTAGGTATCAATCTAAAATAGTACAAGGCAAAGGATCTATCAAAGACTTGGGTAAAAAGAAATGAAGAATTTTCAAGACTTCCAAGAGGCCACTCGTCTCAAAAAAGAGATGGGATATGATAAAGGTGGAACTAAGAAACCATCATCTAAATCTAAGGACTCTGTACTAGATGCAGTAAAGAAATCCATTACAGCACAGTATGGTAAGGGTGCTATCATGAGAAGTGGTAGTAATCAACAGAAGAAAGTCAAAGGTCAGAAGACTGATGGTGAAGGTAAGTATCTCAAACAACATAAGGCAAACCAACAACTTAAGAAAGATGCCAAAGAGATGGGTTACGGTGATGATACAAAAGGGTATGTAGAAACAAGAGCTAGATACGGTAGTAAAGAAAACATGAAATCAGGAAAAGGATTAGGTACATGACATGCCATCAGTCTCGAAAAAGCAACAAAGGTTCTTTGGAATTGTTAGAGCGTATCAAAAAGGCACTCTCCCGACAGGGAAAACGTCGCCTGAGGTTCAAAGAGCTGCTACCAGCATGAAGAAAGGAGATGTAAAGAAATTTGCATCTACTAAACACAAAGGATTACCTGAAAAGAAAAAATCTCTTCCTGAAGGGTACAAGGGAGAGAAAAAAGATAAGAGTCTCTTTGCTAGATACAAAGATCTACAGGATCCTAAAGACCCAAACACTTTAGAAACCCTCCTCAAGAAAAAATCCCAACAGAAAAAGATGAATGAGTCAGTCGCTGTTAAAGAATTGGAAGATGGTCTAGTAAAATTAGACTATCCATCCTACGGTGAAGTTGATGACCTGATGAAGAGAATTGCTTCACGAAATGGCATCGATACCACTCTCTTGCACATGCAATTTAAAGCAAAACATCTCATGATTCCAGATGATTGGGCTAAGAAGAAGATGTTTGAACCTGTCATGATTCCTAAGACACCAGTA